GTCTAGCGCTGAGTAGTTGTCAGCAACGATTGTGGTGCGACGGCGAATATGTGTGTAGTTGCCTACACGGCTTGTCGCCGCTGTGCTGTCGAATGATGACACGTCGTCACCATCGATGACTGCAGTTGTGCTTGTTGAAGCCAAGCTGTCAGTCTGCCACTCGAAGTAAGTGTTGGCTACGCTTTCTGAGCCAATGTTAGATTGCAGAGGAACTTCCTCTGGTGAAATATTCGCGATTACGTCTGCAAGACTTTCGCGGATGCCCACACCGTCATGCGATGTGAATGTATTTGATACGATAGCCATAATGGCCTCCTAGAGTAACGATTTAATTGCAGCCGCAGCATCTTGCATGCGACCAGTTTGACGTGCGCGCTGTAGCGCTTGTTGTTGCTCACTTCTAGGTTTAGGCTGCGAGCCACGAGATCCAGCTTTTAGCGTCTTTCTTGGCTTCTGCGTCTTCGGCTTTTGCTTAGCCTCCGTTGCGCGTGTCTGGCCTTGATCGTACAGCATTGCTTTCCTCGCTAGCTTCACAAGCGTCGCATTCGTTAGACCGTTGACGTCTTGCTCAGTGAAACCCTCATTTAAGAGGAATGAGCGAAGGTCTTTGGCCTCTTTAGACGCGACTGATGTGTCACGCCATTCTGGAATGATCTCAGGCAGAATTTGGCGCTGCTCCTCGAAGTATCGAGCTTGCATTTGCTCCATGCGTTGCTGCTCTAATTGAGCCATACGCTGACGCTCAGCTTGGACTGCATCAAGTTGCGCTGCGCGCTCTTCTTGCTGCTTTCGCCACTGGCGTTCTGCCTTCGCTGCCATCGTGGGGTCTGTGTCATACAGAGTGTCCCAGTCGGGCTCCTGTTCAACCGGTTGCTGCAAACGCTCCTGCAGTGCAGGCAACATTTGAGCATATTGAGCACGTTCACGCTCAATCTCTTCAGCTTGTGCGGCCATCTCACGACGGGCCTCCGCTAGCTCTTGAGTTTTGCGTGTATAATCCCGATGTCTCAGATTTCCGCGTTTTAGCTCCTCGACGGTAATCTCTTCTCCATCTACTTCGACCGTAGCCGCCAGTATGTCAAAAGATGCGTCGCCTTGCTCGTCGGCTTCGTCTTCGCCCTCGCGATCGCCTTCGTACTCTGCGTCGTACTCTTGAGAGTATTCTTCAGTGTCCTCTGGCATTTCGGCTTCCGCCTCTACGGCTTCGACCTCAAGCGCCTCAGTGTCCGTCGCGTTATCCTCTTGGGGCGCAATCAAGTCTCTGATGGCATTTTGTGCTGTGTTCAGATCAGTCCCTAATGGGTTATTGGCTTCTGACATTGCTATAGCTCCATATTATGCGGCTATTTCTACTTTTTTTCAATAGTCGCATTATCTTCCATTGCACGCAGCTTCTGGCGAAACGCCTGTACACCGCGCAGTTTCATGTAGATGTCCTCGCGGGCATCTCTATCGCCGGTGCTCGTTGTCTTGAACTCCTCCCAGCAATCCTGCTCCGTCTCATCCAGAAAACGTATGAGATCGGTGTCACGTAAGAGACGGGCAGCCTCCTGCCCGTCGTCTATGATTTGCTGCTTAGTCTTCACCATCTATTCCACTCTTTATGACTTCGGCTTGCGCCTTCATCACCTCCCGATTAATTGCTAAATCCGACCGGATCTTTTCTACGTTAAGCTGTGTGCCGTATTTAGCTTGCATTTCCTCCGCCTTGACGAATAGATCTGCATCCAGCTCGTCACGTTTACGGTCGTCTTCCATGATCATCTTCTCGCGCTCAAGTTGCAGCTCTGCCGCTTTCTTCTGTATATCCGCTTGAATTTGTTGGATTTGTACGGCGATAAGCTGCTCGTTGATATCTGGTTTATCTTCCTGCGGTGGCGCTTGGAACTGCGCCGGATCGCTCCAGAACTGAGACGCGTCTTTGAAGCCCGCAAGCTCCGTCATAGACTTCAATGTGTTGGCTAGTTTATTCATGTCTGTCAGCGGATTGACTGGGCCCATTTGCATGATGGCCTCTTTCTGCATGTCGCTGATTTGGCGCATCATCATCATGCGTTCGCTGTCTGATCCGCGGCCAAGTGCGACGTTGATCGTCACATCCATGTTGGCGTTCCACGCGCGTGGGTCGATTGGCACAAACTCATTTGTTAGGCGAACCATGCGCGCACGGTCTTGGTGCGTTGTCAAAAGGTGCAGCACAATCTTGTAAAGCTGCTTCATTCCGGTTTCCGCAAAGATACGTGCAATCAACTCAATGTGCTGCTGTGCGGCGCTCACAGTCGCCTGAACGGCTGACGCGGTAGATGATTGCAATGCACCCGCATCCAAGCCTGCAGACGCCTTTGAGATGCCTGTGCGGGCCTCTTTGATCTCGTCCATGTATTGCAGCACGGGGAACGCCTGCTGGCCAACAAATGGCATCGCAAGTGGCTGCACTTGTCCGGCGGAGCGCTGGCGGATAATCGCGCCAGTCTCAGTGGACAAAACGTCCTCAATATTAACCATGCCCTCGGTGATTGCCATGCGTGGGTGGATAGACATCGCCAAGCTGTCGAGCGTGTTACGCATAATAGACGACTTGATGCGCTGAATATCCATCACAGTATCCGCGATCGACATACCAAAGAAGTCGTGCGCTTCGGGGTCTGGGCAGAATACGGCAAACGGAACCATTGCGCACGGCTCGTTCGCTAGGATCGTATTGCCATCACCCGCGGTGCAGACTTTACGCAACTCCGCGATGCCGTCGCCGTCGTAATCCACTTTGATGTAGTTTTCGACGTAAAGCACTTTCTTCATCGCGGGATCGTAGCGCTCGTTCATTTCGTTCGTCAGCGCCTTGTTGCGCGTGTAACGCTCGACGTTCGTCTCCATCTCGTCATATGCGGACGCGAGGGAAGACACTTCGTCATAATCGTAGCCCATTGCTACGAGCTCAGACACGGTAACGACGCGTCGGTGCGCCACGTAGTCGCTATCCTCAAGTGACTTTGCCTCGCGTGAAATCAGGAACTCTTCCGGCGGCACAGCTTCTAAACGAACACGCCCATCTGGATGCACGTAGGTTACGCGCACTGCGTGAACAGACGGAGGCGGTACGATTTCGCCGGTCATTGGATCAATGCTAGGCTCGCCAACCATCTCGGATGCGACGATCTCTACGTCTGCGTCGGGATCCGCCATCAACGCTGCGAGCGCGTTATCATCCAATCCGGTTAAGTCGTGCGTCTCGAAGCGCGTCTGGTCATCCCAGTAGCACTTCAAAATGCCAGCCTTGCGAATGAGCGCGTCCTTAAACGCGGCGTGCATATGCAGGAAGCCGTTATTGTCACGGTTAATGATGTAGTTTGCGTATTCCGTCGCCTGCTTCGCGGCGTCGATGTCTTCTGGGCCTTGCGGAATGTATTCCACTGTGCGCTCGGTGCTGTGGAAAATACGCATCAACGACGGGATAATCGCCTGCACAGTGTCGCGCACGTCCATGCTGACAACTTGGCTGCGGCCCTCTTCCTCATTGCCAAACGGCTCGCCGCGGTAATATTGCGTCGCGGTGGCGCGTACTGGCGAGATCCAGTTGTCGATGTAGTCGATCGCGTCCTCGATCTCCTTGCCGACAATGCCCTGCAGCTCGTCGTCGTCCATCTGGTCTGGGTTGATGATGCCTTCTAGCTCAGCGGTTAGCTCATTAATGTCATAATCCATCAGTCTAGTAACCCTCTCTGATTTTGTGCGCCCTGCCCTTGTGCTAGGGCACCTTGAACATCAGCGGTTGACACACCAAGAAGCGCTGCCGCGCCAGCAATGCCGTATTTACGCACAATCTCAACTAGGCGGTCATCAAAGACAACCATGTTGCGGTTGCCGATTGCTTCTATACTCGTATCAAAGCCTTTTTCTTGATACTCTTTGGCAAGTGCTTCTGCCTGACGACGACTACCCGCCTCAATCGGCTCTGTCTCGTAAGGCTCACCTTTGCGCGATAGGTTAATCTTGTAACCCATGCCGCGTGAGCTAGCATCAAGATACCGAATGCCTTTTATGCCCTTCGACAGCAGTCCTTGTGAAACTTCTCTTGGTGTAGCGCGATCTTGACCGATCATATCACCGCCAAACATTTCGTTGGTGTAAGCTCTTTGAAGTCGCGCGGCTGCTGTTTCTACCCCAGTACCTAAAACGTCCTTAACAAGATCACTTTGCTCATCTAATCTAGCATCATAATTGATAAACTCATCAGGCGATCCTTGTATATTAACCTCATACATACGGCCCTTTTCAGCCATCGCTCTTTCAAACGCATCTACCAACTCAGGCGTAACATCACGGCCTGTAAACGCTGCAAAATCTCTTGCTGCGCCTTCTGCACTGCTGCTTGTGCTTGCAAACGAGACAGCTTGTCGCACATCATTGTCAAACTTTGCTTGAGCTGCTGGGCTGCCATCCATTGTCATTAGCGCCTCCTCAAGCGGAGTGCTATTTATTGCAGACAGTTTTTGCCTGTAATGCTGCGCAATCGGCTCACTTTCTGCAAAATATAGGCCATGGCCATAGGCTTGCGCACCTTCACCTGTGCCAATCCTGCTTATATCAAACATACCTAAAGGTCGCTCTTCAATAATCTCATAGCGATCTGGGTTTTGCGAAATTATACCTTTAGTGACAGGATCCCCGACTTCTTGTACATAAGTTTTTCCTGTTTCTTTGTCTAAAACACGAACAGCAGGAGAAAAATCATGCGGTGAACCATGAAACGCCCTTATTGTTGGCACCGCATCGCTAGACGCCGCACTCAAAGATTTAGCTTCACCGCCACGCTGAAATGCCTCTAACACCCCACGCGGATTACCTTTACCAATAGAACGAGCAGCATATGTCGCATCCGACAACAATCCGCGGCCCATATCAACGGCCGCATCAACTGACGGCGTGGCAAACGTCTCCATTAGGCCAGCGGGTGCAGCTAAGTAGCCCATGCGCACCAAAGCAGTAGGAGCCAAAGTCATAGCCATCTCTACGCCCATATCAACAGCCGCGCGTTTACGGGCTTCGGCTGTCTGCTTGGGGTCAAACGCAACTGACGCGCTCTGCATTGCTCCACCTACAGCAGACACAGGATTTGCCTCAACAAGCAAACCTCCGGCTGGACGTAGGTTCGGCGGAAGAAATCTCTCAAGATTTAATTTGTCAACATATTGGTCTAGCTTTTCCCTGCGCTTTTGCCCTGCATCGCGAGAAAAGAAGTTTAGAATGTCCATCACCACTTTACCTTCTTAACTAGACCACGTTCCACGCGGGTTTCTATTTTGCGCCTGCTGCTTTCTTGTCGCCCACCTGATGTTTCCAATCTCGTAATGACCATTGGTATCTATCCTATCAAGTGTTTGGTTTTCGGGCCTAAGCCCAATAGCTGCAACCAATTGCTCAAGTGAGGCAATCTTAAATTCCACATTTTCATAACACGGATGGTGCTTCGCACCAAGTTTACATCGCCTTTTGGCTTTATAAAACGATCTGCGTGTGTACTCCAATGCTGGATCGCCTTTGACGCCTGATCCCTTTGTCGGATGCGGTTTTTTCTCAAAGCGCGTTTGGTTTCGACAAGGCTTACAATATAACTCAACGCCGCGTCTTTCTGCTTTACGAACAACATCACCACGCGCCATTCTTTTCTGCTTGCAACGTGGGCATTGAGTTTCCACCTTCAAATTGTAATTTGGCATATGCTTGATCTCCTGCTAACAAGGCAAGCGTAACACCAATTGGCACTATTGTCCACTTAACGCGGTTACTCCAGTAGGCCGCGGACATCTTGCCCTTGGCTATGTTTTTCGCATGGCGCGCCTTAAACGACTTGCTGCGCGCCGTAGAC